CCATAGCACCAGCAGTTGTTAAACAACTTTCTCTACCTTGTTGACTTAAACTATACAGCTCAGGATAGTCTTGTTGTAGTTTAATTTCATCTGCTTGTTTAAGAATCTCTAATCTCTCATCAGGGTCAGCTGCTAAGAAGTCTTCACCATATAATTCCGTAGGGCTTTTGTAACCTTCAGTTGTTAGTTGCCCCATAGGAAACCTAGACTCTAACCACATAGCCCAGTTACCTACATCTGTCTTCTTCTTAGCATAGCCATAAGAAAGCTCTTCCCAATTTGATATATTCTCAAACGGGTCACTCTCTGCTTGAATAGACCTTTGTTGCTGCAAGTATTCAGTTAATGAAGAGGCAGCTTCTGTATCACCAGCTTCATGTGCGTTTACTAAAGCTTGTTCAATTTCTTGTACTGTGTAAGACATAAATTACCTTTATAAATACTGTTTCGCATAACCTTTAGCAACTTCATTAGTTTCTGTAACTGCATCTATCTTACTCGTATCTTGTTCTGTAGTTGTTGCTGTGGGAGCAAATAATTGAAGCACATTACCTTCATCTCTTTTAAGCTGATTAGACTCTTCTAAGTCTGCTATAATTTGGTCATATCGCGTTATTGCAGTTGCGTCCTTCCATGCTTGAGTATCACCTAAGTCTTCTTCTCGTTCTCTATACTCTTGAGCTATTAATGCACCTACACCATCATCAATAAGCTTGTAACCTCGGTCTTTTAATCTTCTATTAGCCATTAGTACATCTTGCTCTGATACATTCTTAACAGACCTTTCACCTGCTTTCTTAGCAGCAGCTAACTCAGCGGCAATCCCAGACCTACCTGCACCAAATAACTGATAACCAAACGAACGGGTTTCATCATCTTCAGATAACATAGCTTTAGTACCTAGGTCTATAAGCTCTTGGTTACTAGCACCTTTTAATTGTTCTAAGAAAGCTGCCCTGTTAACTTCACGTTGTTCTAACTCTAACTCTCTGGAGTCTTCTTTACCTGTTAGTTTACGAGCAGCTTGTCCTAGTAGCATACCTACGCCTATTTGTCCACCACTTAAACCTAAGCTTTGACCAAACCGTAACATGTCCATTGTCTCTTCACGTTTAGCTTTCTTAAGCTCTTGGGCTGTCATGCCAAATAGACCTGATTGATAATCAGACTGTGCCTTTAATGCTTCCTCTTCCTCTTGTTGAACAGAGGCTATATTCAGTATATTTCTAATTGCCATTGTCTAATCCTCTACTGCTGTAAACCATAGTATGTAGCACCTGCCATTACAGCAGTATCAAACAAACCACCACTCTTAGGTTGTTGTTGATACATAGAACCTGCCATAGCTCTTGCACGTGCTTCTTCAAACCCAGTACCTTGACCTGCAATAGTACGTTCAATCTCACCAATAGTACCAGCTGTACCAAACATACCAGTAAACCCAGTACCAAGGTTTTGTAAGTATTGTTGCCTAGCGGTATCTCTAGCTTGATAACCTTGAAGAGCTTCACCAAATAACTGATCCTGCTCTTGCATAGCTTGTGACCTAGTAGAAGCAGCCAGCTCACCTAAGGTTTGAGACTGCGCCCTAGCTAAACCAAAGGCATCAGGATTAACCATGCCTCCACCTGTGCCAGCCCCTGCTGCACCACCAGATAGCATTAGACCCATGCGACCAGAACCAAACAAGTCTGATTGTAGTTGCTGTCGTTGTTGTGCAAACGCTGGCTCTAATAAAGCAGATTGCTCTGCAAACATTTGCTGTTGTGCAGCACGTGGGTCATAACCAAATTGGAATTGTTCAGGTCGCTGTTGTATCTGTTGTAAGTATTGTGGAAATAAACCAGAGGTAGCTGCCAAGCTTTGTGCTTGTAATGCCTGTAACTCAGGTGATAATTCAATACCTATATTAAAACTGTCACCTTCTTTAGTACCAGTAGCTGTACCTTGACTTGTCTTGTAAGTAAAGGGTTGAAACTGTGCACCACCCATAGACTTCATCTTAGGTGCTTTACCACCTAAAACACTACTAACCGCCTTACCCATTGTTTATCTCCTTAATCCATACCTGACGATACAAACCATCTAGGCAATGTTCTGTGCTAAAGTAATTAAATCCGTACATCTCTAAGAATTTCCTATGTTTGTTATCGTCTATATCATGTAGTGCGTATATAGCTTTATAAGTATTTACTAAACTATCTAAAGCTGTATGTATCTCTTTCTTTGTTGTCTTGTCCCATTTAAGCACATCGACATGCCCAAATACTTTATCGTTATACCACTCTATGTAGGCTTCAAACCTATCTGTAGTAAATACAGGTATCTTACCTTCTATGCTGTGCGCTTCCACATATATACCGTAATGTATGGTTGTAGGTTAGCGTTAGTACCATCACCAGTACCTTGGCTACCAGTAGTGCCAGATACACTGTGAGTATGCGTAGGCGCTGTACTTGTTAAACCAATAGTTGCGCTTCCTCCGTCTACACCTGTATTCTGAGTGGCAGAGCGCGAACCAGGGTCGTATCCTCTGGCTGGGACATTAGTTGCAGACAATGAAGTAGCACTATTACCATTTACATCATGACTAAAGTGAGTGTGCGCCCCTCCTGCTCCTGTAGTAGCACTAAAGCTATGAGTGTGAGCTAGGTTAGCTTGGTTAGCACTACCGCCAGTTTCTTCTAGTGTATTAAATGCTGCGTTACCACTATCTAAACCTACTAGTACACGACCAGCAGCATAGGCTGTCCATGTACCAAAGCCTAGTAAGGTAGCTGGGTTAGTAGATACAGCAGCATTACTATAGATAGAACCTACTGGATATACAGCAGCCATAGCAGCTTGTACGAAAGCAGTGGTAGATATTTGTGTACTGTCCGTACCAAAACTAGCTGTAGGTGCAGTTGGTGTACCTGTAAGTGCAGCATTATTCTTATCTGCTTTACTATTTACAGCAGTTTGTAGTGCTTCAAACTCGTCATCAATCTCTGTACCTTTGACAATCTTATTAGCATTGCCAGTAGCCAGTGCATCTTTAGCTGCAAAGTCTGTAGTTTTAGAATAGTTACTCATTATATAATCCTGCCTTGTTTAGCGTAAACGTCTAGTTTCTGCACACTTAATTGTGCGCCATCAATATGTGATTCAATACCAATCTGTATTATGTCGCCTGAGCCAGATACTTGTGAAGATAATCTATCTAGTGATACACCTAAGTTGTATTCAGCTATAGTAGCTGCATTGTCGCCATACTCTGCTGTACCATACTCTGATATGTTAATCTCTTTTAATGTAAACGGTGTACTAAAGTAAGAGGTCTGATAGTCATAGCCAACCTTTAATGTAAAGTCTTGTCCTGAACTACCTATAGCTGTAACACTTGCTTTCTTTAGAATCTTATTTATATTAGGAATCTCTAAGTCAAAGTGATTAGTAAAGTAAGACATAAGATAACTATTACCATTGTCCTGATAACCTATATACTCTGCTATACCATCTGCTTGTGTTAAGTATAGTGCTTTAGCTTTAGGGTCATAAACATAATCGGTATGGTCTAAGTTATTCCATGTTGTTACACGAAGTGAAGCATCTTCAAGTGTACCTTTAGTATCAAATACAAACTGTGTCTTTGCGTCAGGTAAGCTAATTAAATAGAAAGCTTCTTCAGGAAAGTATGTTGACTTAATTAAATCAAAGTCATCTTCTCTATTTACAATGTCCATGAATGTATCTCGTACATTCTTAGACAAATCATTTAGTGGTTGTGACTTTTCTTGTATGACACGACCTAACGAACGTAAGCCAGTGGCTGATAAGAATACTACATCACTGCCATTATTCTGTATACTACCTTTTGCTATACAACCTACACCACTAATAACTTCTACTAGTCGTAGTGTGTTTACATCAAAGCTACCTTGAAAGCTATCTTGGTCAGCATAAATAATAATGTTATTACGACAGAATACAATTAGGTAACCATTGTGTTCAGCAAGCCCTGTAATCACATCAGAGCCTTTAGGTAAAACACCTGCTATGTTGAGACTACCTGCACTACCAGAACCCCACTTAGCTCCATTGAGGAGGTCTGAGAAGAATACAGTAGTCTTGTTAGTGGGTGTGTCAGCAGCCCATAACCTACCAAACGCAGACATAACTATGCTAGCTAGTGGTGCTGTACCGTTATAGTCAGCATTGTTTTCTATTGCCTCAAACTCATCTGCCGTAGATTCGTTAGTGTAGTATAGTGGCTTGTAACCGCCTTGAAAGAAGTAAGCTCTATCATTTAAAGTTACTGCTTCCCAATTACCATCACTTAATGTGTCAGTGGTAGTTACAGTTAAGGCACTAAGCGTAGTAAAACCTTTATAGAAACCTGTAGCGTTCCACGAGATTATATTCTTAGCATCAGTAACATCTATAAATGGGTGCATACCTAAAAGGTTAAGACCGGTACCACCACTAGTAGTACGATATATCCAACCTTTACGAGCACCTAGTCTACCAAACTCATCTATGACGCAGTTGTTAGCCTCCAGTGCAAATCTTGGGTCATTAGCTACAGAGCTTTCCTGTGTATTCAAACCTAAGAAAGCAGGAGCTACTAGTGATGCTGTTACTAAAGGTTTTGCCATTATGCTGTACTCACTAGGAATGGTGTTTCTTCAAAGGTTAGTATACATGATACGCCTGTAGAACCTGCATCACCTGTAATCTCATAACCAGATTCTAGCATTACATAACCACCATCAGTTTCTAATTGTATATATTCACCTGAGCTTAAAGACTTAGAACCTATAACTGTAATGGTAGAACCATTCTCAATCTTTATATGTACGTTACTAATTGTAGAACCTGTACCATTTGATACAAATGCTAGTACCCACTTTGCTCTAGTATTAGGTGGTACTGTATATAGAACATCATTAGTTGTAGGTAAGTTATCAATCAGTATAGTCTTAGCTTTCATACCAGATTGTCTCCTCTGGGTATTTAGCAGCGTCTAAACTAATAAAGTCATTTAGTGAAGTAGTAGCTCTAGCATAAGCAGATACTGGGTTAACACCCCCATCTTCACCACGTTCTTCTACAGCCATAGCGTATGTTAATAACTCTATAGGTTTAGTAGGTATAAGAATAGTGTCTGTGTCTTCAGTTAAATCATCTGTACGTTGGACTACATTAAACCTTAGCTCGTATACACCATCAGGTATTGGATACACATCTACTAACGTGTCACCATCTGCACTAATACCATTAAAGTTATAGTAGTATGGTGCACCTCTTTGTGGTGTACTGTTTAAGAATAATTCATTAAAGTGATGTGAACTTTTGTGCTTCATAAATACATCATCAGTGTCGTTAATAACATCAAGTATAGTAAGCCTATTAAGCGTACCATTTAACTCATAGTTAAACACAGTTGACGATGTAGTCACTGTTAAAGTGTTACGTAATGCTGACCAACTCCAAGCAGTTTCTACTGATTCCTTAGCGTCATTAATTAAGGTTGCAATAAGTGCAGAGTAAGTTGATTCATTTACTGTAGATACAGTACGTTCTCGTAATCGTTTTAGAACATTGTTTACTATATTAAGATATGTCATGTATTATAATACCATATATTTGATAGAATGTAAAGAGCTACCACTTGGATTTGTTAGCCCAGTAAGCTGCAGACATCTTACCTTTAGCTATGTTCTTACCATGGCGTGCTTTAAATGATTTACGTTTAGCTTTCATACGTGCACCTTCGCCAGCTTTAGGTTTACCTGCTGTTTTAGCCCCTTGCTCTCCGTAACGGATAGTCTTAATCTTATCCCCCTCTTTAGCCACCACTACGTGTGACTTCTTAGGGTGGTTAGGTGTACGCTTAGGTTTGTTGTAACCTGATACACCAGCCCTTGCTAGTCTTGGATCTTTCTTTGCTGCCATTACTTATATCTCTTTGTCAGTCTAGTGTAAGGATAAACCTTGTCTCGCCATTTAGCTGTAACATCTTGTTGCTTCCTACCCATAAAGAGTAATGTCCAAACAGGCTCATCACAATGTACTCTATGATACTCGTCACTTCTTACTACATTAATAAACCTAGAGTGCCTAGTGGTAACAAGTCCTGCTACTTCTACATCTTCCCAGTAACTACCCTTCAGTAAGAAGGATACAAAGTTACCTTCGTGGTTATGGTATATCTGTTCTATTGGGTATATCTTACTAAGTAGTATAGTGAAGTATGGTGTCCATATACCCCATCTTTTAATCATGTTATTACCTAACCTAGTAATTACATGAGTAGAACCTATGCCCCAATCCTTCATTATCTATTTGGGTCACTTGCTATACGAAAACCATTCTCATTGTAACGTGGTATAACAATCTCTGTATCAGCTAAGTTAGTTAGCTCATCAGCATAATCAGCAGTATACTCAACATAAGTTTCTGTACCTTCTGCGTTCCATACCATTGTTCTAGTAAGGTGTGCAAACAACTGTACTGATACTAATTCTCTATTAGTGTTAAACTCAAACTTGTAGCTATCATCTGGGTGTAACTCTTTATCTACAGAGATAGGCATAGCTATATTAGGATTAAGACTATTAGCCCAAGCAAATACATCTTCGTTACTACCTTGAACATATACAGATTGCTTACCTATAGTATTCATACCTGCATCAAACATATCAGAGATACGATAAACAGTAAGACCAGCACCTAAAGGCTGCATAGAATATGCTGCATCATCTTTATAGAATATCTCGTAAGTCTTAGTGTTAGTATCTAAGTCATAGATATAACGAATAAAGTCTTTGTCTAGTAACAAGTTACCTTGTACTTTAGTTGCAACTGCGCTGTTATTATCTGGTGAGCATTGATGCAACGTAGATACGTTATTATATAAATCT